CGATGGCTCAATGAAACCTACAGTGATTGAATTAGTGGCTAAGAGTGAAGAAAGCACAGATTGAATTACCACCGAAGTTAGTACCTGTATTCGAGGGAGAAGCAAGATACAGAGGAAGTTGGGGTGGCAGGGGAAGCGGTAAAACCCGAACCTTTGCACTAATGACTGCTGTTATGGGTTATCGTTGGGGAATGGCAGGTAAGAAAGGACAGATACTATGCGCTCGTGAGTTTATGAACTCCCTAGACGATTCATCACTAGAAGAAATCAAGACATCCATAAGGTCAATAGACTGGCTTAACGATTATTACGATGTGGGCGAGAAGTACATCAGGTCTAAAGACGGCAACATACATTACACATTCGTAGGACTAAGACGTTCACTAGATGCTATTAAGTCTAAGGCACGTATCATGTTGGCTTGGGTGGATGAGGCAGAACCAATGAGCGAAATGGCATGGCAGAAACTAATACCAACAGTTCGAGAAGAAGGCTCAGAGATATGGGCAACGTGGAATCCCGAATCAAAGTACAGCGCAACACATGAACGATTTAGAATATCACCACCTAAAAACTCTAAGATAGTTGAACTCAATTACACTGACAATCCTTGGTTTCCAGATGTACTAGAGGCAGAACGCCTAGAAGACAAAGCCAAACGTATCGATATGTACGAACACATTTGGGAAGGTGGCTTCTTAGTATTCAGTGAAGGCGCTTACTATTCAACAGAGATGCGCTTGGCTAAGGAAGAAGATAGAGTAGGTGAGGTTAGATACGATAGAGATAAGGGTGTAGTAACTGCTTGGGATTTAGGAATAGGCGACTCAACATCTATTTGGTTTGCTCAGTACATCGGCACAGAGATACACATCATTGACTATTACGAAGCATCAGGTGTTGGATTAGACCACTATGCTATCGTATTACAAGAGAAAGGTTACGTGTATGAACAACACATATTACCGCATGATGTAAGGGTTAGAGAACTAGGCACAGGCAAGTCAAGACTAGAGACATTAGATGGTTTAGGCATTAGAAATGTAGAGATAGCACCTGACCTAAGAGTAGATGACGGTATTCAATCAGCACGTTCAATGATTCATAAATGTTGGTTTGATGCAAATAAATGTGAAAAAGGTATCGATTGTTTGATAAACTACACACGAGATTGGGATGAAAACGGTAAGACTTGGCGCTCAAGACCTCGACATGATTGGGCATCGCATGGCGCAGATGCTTTTAGATATTTGGCGATAGGTTACAGACCATTAGATTCATCTTGGGGTAAGCCTATAAAACGTAACATTAAGGGAGTTGTTTAATGGGTTTATTTGATGAGTTGTTAAGTCAGCCAGGTGTTACAGCAACAGGCGGTGGCACAGGGTACGACCCAAGAGATGACGAGATGGAAGTGCGCTTCACAGCAGAAGGCACTCCTTACAATGCTAGACATGGTACTCCGTTACATGAAGGACACACTAGAGCAAACCAACCTATGTTCGACCTTCCAACGGTCGAAGTACCTACAGAACCATCATTACTGAATTACGGATATGACCAAACTGTACAGCCACCTCAACAAGTTGACGTAAATCCTACGCAAGAATACATTGACCCTATGTCGTTATACAACAGACAAGGCAGAGCAGATTACATCCCACAGAACATTGTAGATACAAACACAGTATTCGGCAGTCCAAGTCTAGGCTCATTACCAAACCCTACTCAAGACGCTAGTGCTATGGAAGCACTTAACAAAGCATCAGCAGAACGTGATAAACAAGCGCAGATTGAAGCACAACTACAGGTATTACTAAAGGCTCAAGGACTAGATAATCGTGCTGAGTGGGATATGCGTAGAGCAGACGACCAATTTGCTAACCTAGACAAGCAGTACGATATTAACAACCAAGTAGCCACAGATGACTTCGGCAACCCACTATTAAACGCTAATGAGCATGGTCAAACAAGTTACGACATAAACGCAATCAAACAAGAGTCTCTTGATAATCTAATGATGCAAGACAGAGAGCCTGTAGTCACTCCGCCTGTAGTTACTCCAACAGACAACAAACCTAACTACCCTAGTCACTTAACCCCTTATGCAATAAAAATGCTAGAGGAACAACGCAAAAGAAACGAGATGTTTCAGGGTATAGGTGATACAGCAACAGGTATTTATGAAGGCGCTAAGACATTAGGCTCAGATATTTATGATGACGTTACAGGTTTTGACTATAAAGGATTAGGTTCAGATATTTATAAGGAAGGTGCTGACGCTGTACAAGGCGCAAAGGATTTATACACAGACTTTAATAAGCCTGATACTCGTACTCACAGACAAAGGATGATTGATAATCAGACTAATGTTGTTGAGCCTGTTAAAGAGTTTATAACTGATACTATTCCTGAATTTGCAGGTGATGCTTATGAAGGCATCTTAGGTCCTCTTGTAGGTAATTGGTATGACAACCTGTCTAAAGATGCAGAAGGTCCTACACAAGAGTACGATTCAGCAACAGGCGTTCAGAAACCTATGGTGTTTAACTTTAAGAAGTCTCTAGCAACAGAAGTTAAAGGACTTGTGGATGCTGCAACAAGTCCTGTAGAGACAGCAGATGCTATCGCTAGTGTAATTTCAGGCGCAGTTCAACACACGCTACCTGATGATATGGCTTGGAATGAAGACTCTAAGAAGATGGCAGGGGCTATTGGACAAATGTACGCTGAAAGATATGGCTCTATAGATGGGTTTAAGAAAGCATTAGCAGAAGACCCTGTTCCTGTATTAATTGAATTAACAGGCGCAGGATTAGTTAGTAAGGTGGTTGCAGCGAGAACCCTTGCTTCTATGAAGAAAATTGATATGGGTGAGGCTTTAGAGAAGTTCACAGACAAGGCTGTAGAGACAGCAACAATGGGAATGGAAAAGAGAGGGTTTCGTAAGGAACTGATGGTTTATCATGGTTCGCCTCATAAGTTTGAAAAGTTCGACCACAAGTATATGAGTTCAGGTGAAGGTGGTCAAATGATGGGTTATGGTACTTATCTTGCAGAGCATCCTAGTGTTGCTAAAACTTATGCGCCTCGCGACATGGTCATGGAAGACAAGTTATTGAAATTGTATGAAGACGCTATGGACTTTAGAAGACCTGGTGGCGAAGACGTTTTTGCCTATGAGGTTTATGAAAGAGCATTAGACCATTGGACTCCAAAGGAAATATCAGAATACATCAAAGACACATATAAGGGCGATGATTTAGTTAAAGCAGAAAAAGCACTTGGCAATTTCAAAAAAATGTATGGTGAGTCTGACAGTTATTTATACGATATAGATTTGCCCGATAAAACCATTGCTAAGATGCTAGACTCTGATAAAACAATTATGGAGCAATCTGATTACGTTATATCTGCGTTAGACGATATTTACCCTAACCTGTCTAAAGAAATTAACAACGCAAAACGAATTAAGCAGAAGTTAGACAAGACTACAAACAAAGCAGAAAGAGATAGTTTGTTTCAAGATTACGCTGATATTAAAAAACGCATAGGTTTCAATTTAGACGACAACGCTCATTCTCTCTACAGAGATTTAGAGAAAACACTAGGCTCTGATAAGAAGGCATCAAAACTTCTTGAAGAAAAAGGAATACATGGAGTTAAGTTTTGGGATAGAGAATCAAGAGGTTCAGGTGAAGGAACAAGGAACTTTGTCATATTTAACGAGAATAGCGCTAAGGTTCTAAAGCGTAATGAGGTGGATATACCTAATATTGACGATGGTCTATTAGGTCAGACTCTAGGGGCAACAGATGAAATCACAGAATTACAATCTGAGATAAAGCGCCTTAAAGGTTTAAGGGGAAAGGATATTACACAACGAACCATAGATGAACTCAGATGGGCAGAAGAAGACCTTTTAAAACTAAATCCGCTTGTTGCTCATCATAATATGAGTTCAGAAGCATTAAAAAAACATAGTGAATACGGTGGCGATATAGCAATGCCATCACTCGGAATATCTAAACCCGATGCTCCGTTTGGAGTTACAAGAGATACTACATTTGGAGAAATTGCGTTGTTAGGTGATAACAGTTTAATTGACCCTAAGAAGTCTAACACTTTTTCGTCAGACGCTTATACAGGACGCTCACCAAGAGAGATGGTAGTGTTTGATAAAGATGTAGAGAAGATTAAAGATGCTTTAGGCGCTGATACACTTAAATTCCATAATCGTGCTTTATATGATAAAGGGCTGCACGAACCTGAGTGGTTGGCAATAGATTTAAAAACACAAGAACTATTAGAAGCAAGAGGCTATAAGCCTGAAGATTACCCATCTTTTCAGTCTATGAAAAGACAAGCGACCTTAGATTTGGGATATAAAGAGGTTTCCTACATAACTGTTGAAGCTACTAGAAACCCTGTGGAATTAGGGGAAATGAAAAGACTTATATTGCCTGAATCGGGCAGTAAGAAAGAGTTTACACCTAAAAGGGCTTTAACAGAGATGAGAAAGCAAGGCGGACACAAGAAAGGCTCAGAAAGAGAAATAGGAGACTCTGACTTCTTACATGACTCAAGAGCAAGAGCGATAACGTCTGAGAAATATCAAAGTCTTGATAAACTTGTAAGTGAAAGAAAAAGGGTTCAAGAGCGAAGTCAGTACACACACCTAGAAGATGAATTTAGTGATATGTTTGACAACACCATTAACGATGTAGAAAAGGTTTTTAAAGAGAGTTTTGGCGATAGAATGAAGCCCTATAAAGACGGAACTAAAACATACACTTCTAATTTAAACAGGTTAGACACTCTCCAAGTAATTCAACACATCTTGCTTGGTGAAAAAATCCCTGATTTAATGCAACTAAACACATCTGATATAGTAAAAATCAAACAACTCGTTAAGCCGTTGGAGAAAATGGGTAGAGAAATGCCTACCGCTTATTTTGAGTCTAAACCTAATAGAATTGTTAATATTGGTGAGTTTAAGACTGCCATTGTTCCAAAGGGCGATACAAAGTCAATAGAGCGCTTAAAAAAGTTGGGTATTAAAAACATCATAGAGTACAAAGACCAAGAGGGTTATCTTAGTGCGTTTAAAAAGAATCCTGAATTGTTCTTCTCTAAAGCAATTATTCCTACAGGTGGTCTATTAGGTGAAGACGCTATCAGTGTGGAAGAAGAAGATGAAGGTGAAGGTCTATTAAGTGTTAAGAAGAAAGTAGAAAAGCCTATGAACGGTGTACTTGATGGTGTTAAGCCAACCAAGACCGTACCAAGTGTAACCAACAACAACCCTGGAAACATTAAAGCCACTAACATTAAGTGGGATGGCATGACAGGAAAGAACGGTGATTTTGTAGAGTTTGATAACCCTGAGAACGGAATCAGAGCATTAACTAGAGACTTAACTAACAAACGTAAGCGAGGCTTAGATACAATCACTAAGATTATTACTGTTTACGCACCACCATCTGAAAACGACACAAAGTCATACATTAAAGACGTAGCAAACGACATGGGGTTATCTGCTACTGACAAGTTATCAGATAAGAATATGTACAAGATGATTAAAGCAATGACTAAGCATGAGGGTGGCAAGGAAGCGCTAAAGCATTTCACTGATGCAATAATCAAAAAAGGCATGAAGTCTGCTTATAAAAATAAGTATCAAAAGTTCAATTAATAGGGATATAATAAAATCATGGCTATAAATACGTTTACCACACTAAAAACCGCAATAGCAGACTTCCTTAATAGAGATGATTTGACATCGGCTATTGAAAACTTCATAGTGTTAGCAGAATCACAGATGAACAGAGATTTACGTCATTGGCAGATGGAGAAACGCTCAACAGGTTCTATTAGTGCTTCAGATGAATACATGAAGACACCAAGCGATTGGTTGGAGACAATTAGACTGCACTTAACTGCTAATGGAACAAGTCCTCTTGATTTAATGTCAAGGGCTTCTATGGCAGACAAGAGAGCGTCTAACGAAGACACTACAGGAACGCCAACACATTACACACACGCAGATGGTCAGATACAACTATACCCAACACCATCAGCAGACACTAAATTAGAATTACTTTACTACGCTAAACCAATAGCACTAAGTAGTAGTAATGCTGATAACTGGCTTTTACTAGAAGCACCTGATGTTTACCTCTATGGAGCGTTATTACATTCAGCACCGTATCTAGGAGAAGATGAAAGGATTGCAGTTTGGGCGCAGATGTATTCTGCATCAGTTACTCAATTAAATCAATCGTCTGAAAATGCTAGATATAGCGGTTCAGGCTTAACAATGAAAATAAGAGGCTTAGGTTAGTCTTAATAGGAGAAATAAATGTCATTTACTAATTTTTTAGAAACAGAAATATTAGACCATGTATTTGCAGGTGCGGCTTACACTGCTCCAACTACAATTTATATGGCTTTATACACAGCAGCACCAGGCGAAGCAGGTGGTGGTACAGAGTTATCAGGTAGTGCTTATGCTCGTCAAACTGTAGCATTCTCAACTTCAGGTGATACAACAAGCAACTCATCAGCAGTAGAATTTCCTACAGCAACAGGTACTTGGGGTTCAGTTACTCATGTGGGTGTATTCGATGCTTTAACATCAGGTAACTTAATGGCTTACGCTACTCTATCGTCAGCAAAGACTATTGATTCAGGCGATGTGTTCCGTATTCCAACAGGTGACTTAGATATAACACTTAACTAATGTTATACAACCAGTGGAAATACAATAGAGGTAAGTATGAAACTGCTGATTTAGAAGACGGTTTAGCACCAGTAACGGCTACAAGTTCTGTAACCTGTAGTGGTGAACAAATTAAGTACGTTGATGTAAGTATTCAATTTACGGCTAACAGTTCTGTTTCTTCTGATTCAACAAGAGTCAGGGATTCAGATGCAATATCGGCAGGTGCTTCATCTATTGCTATTGTCTATGTTCGTAA